TGCCGTAGGTGGCTCCAGCCGCGATATAAATTGCAGCACCAACGGTGGCGGCATCTGCGGTTGTGCCGCGGAATACACCGATGTGACGCAGGGTTGCGTAGTATGCGGAGTCAGCACCCAGTTCAGCGTCAGTTTCTGCAACGCCAACAATTCCACCGAGAACAACAAAATCGCCAGAGTCGACGGCAGAGTTCACAACGTAATTAAGGGATTCTCCGTTTGCGTAAACTTCGTTAAGAGCCATTAGGCACCAACCTTCACGTTGAGAATTTCAGAGAGGCGAGGAGCCTTCTCTGCTGTGTTGAAAATAACAGTCTCTTCGCCACGGGGAGAGGCATCAGCCTGCTCCTTAAAGTGGGTTTTCACAGACTCAACAAAAGCTTTCTGGCTTTCGATGGCTTCTGCGAGGTCTCCACCAGCGCGAAGGGACTCGTACACGGCCTTGCGAGAAACCTCGGGAAGGTCAGCTGCGACCATAGCTTCAGCCACAGCCGCAACATCTACTTCTTCCTTCTCTTCGGTCTCTTCAACAGGCGCAAGGGCTTCTGCGACAGCTGCGGCTACCAAGTTTGGCAGTTCAGCAATCTGATCGCTCAATTCCTTGAGTTCCATATCAGAATTTCCTTCTTCCTTGTTAGATTCGGTAGCTGCGGCTGCTTGTGCAGCAGTACCATTCTTGCCACTCAGTAGAGCGGAAGCTTCTTGTTGTTTCGGTGCCCAAGCGTTGCAATAGGAACCACCCTCGACATATTCTTCCCACTTTTCACCGCGTGCTCGACCGCCACTTGAGTTCCAGGAAACATAGTCTCCAACCTTTAGCGAACCGGGCTCAGCTTCTGTGACCATAGCGACAGCGGCTTCGTACAACTTGTCAGCCAACTTCGAGCCAGGGCGTCCTGGGTAGCTCACCAGGTCTACGCTGTTTTGCGTGTTGGGCACCAGTGCCTCAACAACAACATCTCCGTCATCGTTGTAGCCGCCTTCACCCATCGCGTAAATAGAAAGACCCGTGTGTGGCGCAACGGCCTCGACGAACTCTTTCCAGTGAGGCATGATTTCAAGTTCGGCAACCAGGCCGACGCCCTCCTCGTAACGAGCGTCCTCTGCTAAAACACCGATCAGATTCTTGGGTGAGCGAATGTCCACCTCGTTGCGGGGGTGGTCAACATAGGAATGCGTTCCTTTGGTAAACGCCATCGGCCCAGAGTTGCGCAAGGTCTCTTCGGTATAGATACCAGAAGAACCCTTACCGGGTGTAATAAGTACAGCCCGCCAAAAATTACCAATTTTTTGGGGTGCGCCACTTGATTCTATTAACAGCTGAGCCATACCACTATAATATCATCATTTTATCTAGGGTTATTTTGCAGGTCCCTATTAGAGTTGTCGCTGTTGGACAAATCGTCCACGCCTGCACCAGAGTTGCCCTGCGAGCTTGCCACGTTATTGGGATTGCCTGCGCCCACTGTTCTACCACTGTTGGCAAAGCTGCCAGAGTTGTTGGGAACAAGCACGCCAGTTGGCACTGGACCGGGAGCCTCGATACCTAACTGCTCTGCCATAGCATCCTGCATAACCCCAGCACCAAACAAACCAGTCATCCAAGCTTGACCAAGCGACTGCACCGTGCGGTAAGCAGGGTCCACAATAATGTTGTTGAACGTAACGCTAGGCTCGGGAACACCCATCACGCGAAGCACACGGGTAAAGAAATCCTCCCAGTTACCCTGGCGTGCGTAAGCAGCGTTCAGTGTTGACTGATCGAGAATTTGAGTTCCACCAGCACCCTCGGCTCCAGGGCCAGATAGTAAAGCGTCTACAGAAACTTCCATAGCCGTTGCAGCCATAGCCGCAATCGGACGCCCCGTGTCCAAATCAACCGAGTTGTTTCTTGGCATCGCAGCAATATCAATGTCAGCACCAGTAACAGCAGTAGCCGCCACATCTTTATTGTTCACAAGCTTAGAAGAAATGTTAGCGCCACCCTTTTGGCTTCGCGTCTTAACCTGCCACGCAATACCCGAAAGAGCTTTCAACATTTTCGAGCCGTCCTTAAGGTACTCAGAATATGCCCACGACCACGGCAAAGCTGGCAGCGCATCAGGAATTCCCCACAAAGAACCAGTCTCATCGTTTGACTTAGTATCAATCACAACAAAGTTGCGGTCCACAGGAATGTCGTTGATCCGTGCAACAGGATTGTCAACATAGTCAAGCGGGTACCAAACTTTACGAGTCTCAGCCATATAAGAGTTATACGGATCGGTTACAGGCTGGCGCACCTCATACTCGCGCAAGTAGTAACGAATAACCTCTGGATCGTCCGGGTCGGTAGCCCAACCAGTAATTTCATCCAATGGCACCCGAGAAAAACGACGGCTACGCTTGTCGTAGCGTACAAAAAAATTACCATCAGTGAACAGTGCACGTTCGTTCTTCTTCGAAGCCGTCTCGCTAAACAAAACCTTCTGGTTAATCGGATCATCAATGATCGCCTGAAAACGAGGAGGAAGCGGGTTGTTCCGAGAAGACATTTTAAAACCGTGCCCAAAAACATAGCTTGAACGCAACATTGCGCCACGCTTCAAAATTGGGTTAGAAGAAGTCTGCCTTCTAGCGTGACGGGCAATAAGCTTCACGTCCTGAAGTTGCATACCCGAATCTTCAAACTGATTGATCGGAGCCCAACCCTTTTCGTCAAACTCTAAGGTGGCGCGAGCCAAAGCGGAATAAGACTCCGAAAGAATGTTGTTGTCTTGAGAAAGATTACGAATCTCTTCCAAAAGCTTAATAGATTCTTCAGAAGCGCCAGTAAAACGATCGAATATGCCCATAAAACAATATTACCAGTAAGTGTCACTATAAAAAGGATGCTCGTCAAACATTTCTTCGACACCCATAATCACGTCACCCGGCTTCAAACCCTCAAAACGTGTCATATCAATACTGCACAATATCGCGGCATCCAAACTGTCCGGAGATTTCATTCCCGAACGCTTCATGTCATCCTTTGAAGTCATCTGAATAGAACCGCGTTGTGAAAACTTATAAGTCTGAGTTATCAACTCTTCACGAAGATCATTATCCTCATAGTCAAGATCAATCGTTCCGGTCGCCATCATCTCGCGGAACGTGTCGTAGTGCCACGCCCTAGCGTTAAGCCAACGCGCCGAGTCCGGGCTCGCAGACGAATTATTAATAGCGCCAATATCATACACAGAATCAGCAAACTCATCCAAACGAACCAAAGCATCGACAACACCACCACCAACACCGTTAACGTCAACATTGACCACAGACGCAACAACCCTTTGAGCATGACTATGCACTCTCCTTGCCGTTTCAATCAAGTCTAACTTAGACCACGCATCAACACGTCTGACTCGCCCTCCAACGTTCTCGTACAGAACGTTCTCGTCAGACCCAAACCGCGCAACATCAAGACCCAACACAGGCCGCACATCAACATCAATATTTGCATCAAACGCTGTATCAAGAACCTGCTGCGAAAAGAAAGTATTATCAGCCTCATCAGGGAACTCCCCCAACACTTTAGCCTTATACCGCGCAGAGTCCTCACCCCACGCACGCTTCTTGTGCTCCACCCACTCAACGCTAGTCAAACCATTTAAAAAATTTTTCTGGTCCTCCCTATCAGCGTAAACATACTCGTCAGTAAATGTAGGTAAGTCGAAAGCACTAATCGTATGGAGAGACCAGTCCTGTGATAACTGAGGCTCAGTGAAAATCCGGTGGAACTCAGTTCCTCTTCGATCAGGGTTACCAATCGCAAGAATACGAGACCCCGCGCCAGTCGCAACCGCCTCAGCGGCCGTAAACATATCAGCAGGTAACCCTCCTGCTTCGTCCAAAAATACATAAGTATTTCGTTTACGAGTACCCTGAAAACTGGAAACAATATCCTGATCACTGGGTCGTTTGCCGAAAACCAAAAATTCCGCACCATTATCACCATCCAACTTCCACGCTAAAGTTTCCATAATTCTACCCGGCAAAACAACTCCGTTACCATCCGCCAAACCCTTATTTACTTTTAAATACGCAAAAATAACTTTCTCAATCTGCGACAACGTAGGCGCAGACACAATACACAAAGTTTCAGACGGCACGCCAGTAGCAACAATCCAAGTAATCAAATCAGCAACCACCGCAGACTTACCACAACCATTAGCACTCTTCACCGCAGTACGAGACGAAGACATAAAACCCTGAACAATCTCCGCCTGCTTCGAATACCAACGCTTACCCAAAACATCCCACAACCACGCCTGAGGATCATCCTGATAAATACGCAACCTCGACCTAGCACGCAACTCATCAACAGCGCCCGAAACAACGCTACTCAAATATGTGTTCGTTGAGGACACTTTCCGCCCCCCTCAAACCCTGCTCCACAAGATCATCAATCTCCTCATTACTAGGCACACCATCAAACGCACGAAAACCAGCAACAATATACTGCAAAGCCACATCAAACGCTTGCGCAAACATCTTCGCGTGCGCAGCAGTAATCTTATCAATATCATCATCCACCAACTTGCGGCGAGCATCCAGGCGTTCGCTTACCAAACGCAACGACTTAAGCACCACGTTAGCAACACCCGCAAACTCCTGCGGACCCACATCATCCAACATACCAAAAGCCCGATCCTTAAGACTCCCCACCTCAATAAGCAACAACCGCTCCTCCTGACGATCCGTCAACCAATCCTTAGAATCCAACAAATGCGAAATACGCTCAGCCACATAACGCGGCTCAAGACCCGTAAGACCCGCAATCTCAGCCGGAGACTTACGCGCAAGCGACAACAACTTTTCATCCAACGAAGTTTTCTCTAGCTCCATGCGGATAATTCTACCGTACAAGTTGGTTTAGACCTGGTGTCAGCGTTCGCCGACATGGAACCAGCCCGTCGTTTCAAAATAGCACCATTGGTGTAAAGGTTAGGGACCAAAATCCGAAATTAAAAAAAAATAAACGTGCGAGTGGTACACATGCCACAGAGAGCCCACACGCGACCCGTGAAGGGTTTTGTGTGGGCTTCTGCTTGGGTTAGTGTCCTACGTTGGCGAGAATCATTAGCGCCAACATTAGGGCAATGAGCGTGATGGCTAGGCGGTCTTTGCGGTCTAGCCTCCGCGCTGGTTTGAAGGTCTCGCGTCGTCGCTTAGTCATCTTCGCATTCAATCTCTACCTCGTCGACTTCCCAGTCTAGGTTGTCACTGTTCAGGTTGTCGAGTATGTCGCTATTGTCAATACTCCATTCGACGTCGCCGTTTGCGATGTTACGGCGTGTGTCGGTTCCTGAGACTGGTACGTTTACGAAGGCGTTTACTCTGACTGTGATTGTCCCGCTGTAGTCGAGCTCGACTTCTGGCAAGTTCAGGGCTTCTGCTATTGCGTCGTATTCACTGCAGTAGCCTCGGGCTGTGGCGATGCGTGATGCTTTGCGCCATATGTGCGCAACCCTGGGGTCGGCGGGGTGGATTTCGTCACCGTCTGCCACGCTTGCTAGGGCGCGGTCTCGGTCGCTTTCGGCTTGGCGCTGTAGGCCTCGGGCTTCGGTGACGTCGTTCGCTGAGCGTTCGGCTCTGAGTTCGGCTTGCCGCATTTGTTCTACGGCGGTGCCCTGCTCGGTGTTGGTGAGCGTTTCGATGCGCTCTAGCAGTTCGGCTTCTCGTGCTTCTCGGCGGTCCCTAATGTGTAGGGCGCTGTCCCTGTACTCGTCGCGGTTCGCTTTGATAGCGTCTTCCAGGTTGGTGATTCGCGCTTGGGCGTTTTCGTGCTGGCTGGCGCGTTCGGCGGTCATCGCTTCGATATTTTCTCGCTGTGCTTCGATGGTGCGCTGTAATGCTTCAATTTCGTTGCTCATGATTTGGTTTCCTTCTGGAATTACAATAAGCGCTGGGCGGTTGCCTAGCGCTGGGGGTTTTGCTTCGCTGTGGATTTGTCAGGTTTCGGGCCGGCTCACCTAGGCATCTGGGGCGTTCGCCTCGGTGGGGGCTTCGCCCCCATTCTGCCACGTTTGGGGCGTGAACGCAAGCCCATTCTGCCCCAACCTTCAACCAATGGTTGAGGGTTTGATCCGTTCGGCGGTCATCGCCACCCCCACCCCCCCGCCCATATATATGTACCCACCCCCCCGCCCATATATATGTACCCGCGCACACGCGTAAAGTTCCGGAATGATTATGTAGTCACACACACGCGTAAAGTTCCAGAAAAGGAAAACCGGCTGGCGAGGAAACCAATAAACCTGCCAGCCGGTAGTCTGTGTCGCTAGGCTATGATTGCCTGCGCTAATTGAGTATAGCCTTTTCTGACCCCAAGTGCAACCTGCACGATTTCAAGCGCCTCAGAGGCGTTGGTGGCTTCTGAGATGACGTCCCACGCGAACCAGCTGTAGGTCTCATAAAGACCGCTTGCCATGAGCACGAGAATGTCTGTGCTGTTGTTGTCATCGGGTTGTGGCATTCCTGCTTCAACCCATTCGGTCACTAGGTCCGTGTAGTAAATCGGTAGTGCCGAGTCGATCGATTCTGCTACGGCTTGTTCGTAGTCATCTTGACCGTGCTGTAGACCTTCGAGGATTCCCTCCAGGAGGTCTGTCTCCTGCTTGTAACTGAGTTCACTCATTGTGACCCCTCCTTGTTTGATGCTCTTACTGTAGTGCCATTCTAAACGACTGTCAAATCCATTTTTTGGGGGTCTCTATACACACGGAACTATATTACGATAATACTATTATATGAATATAGTAATCCTTATAAGTAACACGGTAAAACTATTTTCTTCTTAGGCTTGTTTGTAGGCATCGGCAGAATCCCTTTTTTTGATTATTCCTAAAACAGGACTTGCGGAATCGTTTTTACTATGTCATACTATCAACACGGGTTACAGATAACATAGGAGGTTGACCTAGTGAATAGCACTTTAGACGGCAAGCAGAAAGACAGCTCTGTTGACGATGACCTTCGGGCTTTGTATGCAGATTTGGAATATGCGCTCATTGAAGAGATGGAAAATAGCGACCAGCCTTCTCTGCACTTAGTTGAGACGGTTCACGATTGGAGCGTGTCATTACATGCTCGGGGTGTGTTAGATACGAATGCGTTTGAGACGGCACAACTTCTTATAGCCGATGCTGGCAGATTGGTAGGCGATGATGATTGAGATTGTCCAGCGGTTGACGGAAGCACGCGATTCTGATGCGGAACTCCAGGAGAAGATTTGGGCTTGTGCGGAAGGTCGTACTTTGTCGATGGATGAGGATTCTGACCAGTCGTATTTGGAGGGTAAGGTGGTTGCGTATAACCACGCTATAGATATGCTCACAATCAAAGTTTGTCCAAAGCACGAAGGGGCATTCGATTGCACACCGTTCTGTAGTGTCTGTGAGGGTAATCAAGAATATGTAGAAGGGGGTAACTAAATGTACGGTTGGGCTAATAAGATTGTCCGGACGGCTGTTGAGTCTGTGCCGGAGGAGATTCTAGAGAACGAGAGTGTCAAGTCTGCGCTTGAATATCTGGGCTCTTGGATTGACCAATACAGCGATTACATAGAGCCTCATGGCGACCACTACAACGACCTCGTGTATGAGGCTGAGCGTGATGGTGCCTATGAGGTTCGATCGAAGGTTGTTGACATTCTGAAAGATGCACAGTATCGTCAGAATCTGTTCGGCACGCAGATAGACTTGGGTGCCATTATCAAGGAGGTAAGTGACGATGGGGGAGCATAAGGGGGCGAGGCTTCATATGAAGAGTCTCGATGAGTTCGAGAAAGAGGAGCGGTGGTCGGATTGCGATAAGCACCCCGATGACCTATGCTTCATGTTCCGGTGTCCTTGTGGCACCTTCGACAGAGATTGTGAAAGGAAAGTATGAATATCAAGCAAGAACTAGAATATGCGCGTGGCATGGTGGAGCGCCGTAGGGATATCGCCAACGCCATAAATGCAGCCGAATCTGCACGCGAGGCCAAGGAGAACCATAGGAGCGTTCTAGGAGCGCTCAAGGAAGTTCTCAAGCACCGCAAGAACATTATGTCTCTGGTGGACGATACGACCGCAGGCTACGCGCTTGAGGTCGAGCAACTTCTGGGCACAGTAAATGTCTGGAGAGAACAGTCAGCGCTTGTTTTGGCTGGCTGGGGTGTACCGGAGAATGAGTTGCGACTCATTGAACAACAAGTGGGAGGACTGTAAAGAGTATGAGTAAGCATAAGAAGTGTGAGCACCCGAGCAGGAGGTCCCTGGCTCGGAGAAGAAGGCTAATGTTTCTTTCCTATGATTTATGGAGACTGAGCATTGTGCTCTTCGTCATAGGTGTGGTATCTTTGGTCTCACTAATCCTCTTGGAAGGGGGAATCTAATGCCCAACTGGGTATTCAATACGCTTACCGTAATCGGTGGCGAAGAAGAAGTAGCGCGGTTCAAGAAGCAGGCTAGCCAGCCGTATGAGTCTTTTCATATGAAAACGATTCAAGCCGAAGATGGCACTTGGAGTTATGTTCCTGCTGTATCTACAGTCGAGGGCGAACTCTTGTTTTGGAACTTCGTCAAGCCAGACAACCTCGAAGAGTATTACGAGGACACAAACTGGTACGACTGGAACATCGACAACTGGGGCTGTAAGTGGGAAACCAGGGGCACCCTGGACCCAGAGACTCCACAGGAGTTGACCTACAGGTTCGATACAGCCTGGTCACCACCAGAGGACTGGTTCCGCAAGGCGGTCCAGCAGTTCCCTGAGTTGAGTTTCAAACTCTTCTACGAGGAGGAGCAGGGCTGGGGCGGGCAGATGCTCGCCGATGATGGTGCCGTTCATTTTGAGGACTCCTGGGATATTCCAGAGACTCACGCGGAGCGTATGTCCCATTATGAGTATTGCTACTGCGAGGAGATGAACGACTCTGATGCAGAGTATATGCACGAGGATTGCCCAAGGAGATTGGAACTAGAAAATGCAAACCTTTCTACCGTTTCCTGATTTTGCCAAAACGGCTCAGGTCCTGGACCGTCAACGCCTGAACAAGCAGGCGCTCGAAGCGTGGCAGATTATGATGACGAACCTGAAGCTCGACCCCGAGGGGAACCACAGAGAGCCAAAGGGCTGGTACAACCACCCGGCTGCATTGATGTGGCGAGGTCACGATATGGCTTTGCTTGAATACATTCGTGCGATGGTGTCCGAATGGATTGGGCGTGGCTATAAATCCACCATCTTCGAGAAGTCAGAAGCCACGATGGCAACTGCGATCGCAAGGGGGCTGGTTGTATATCCGTTTCCTGATATGCCGAACTGGTTCAAAGTTCCACGAACTCGAAACGCGATTACAAAAAGTCACAGAATAGCCTTGCTATCTAAGAACTATTCGTGGTACTCTCGCTTTGGGTGGAAGGAAGATGCTGGCGTAGCGCCGGAATCTTATGAATATGTATGGAGGAAAGCATGAACTACGATATCAATGTCTGGGACAGGCTCGGCTACGAGACTGAGTACCGGCAAGAGGGCTGGTCCTTGAGCGTGTATAGCATTCTCGAAGAAGGTGCCAGTTTTGGCTCTGGTGAGTTCGTCAGCGAACTAGCCTTGACGGAGGAAGAGTGGAAGGCTCTGACTCTTGGTGTGGCATCTGCCAACGGCGGTGACTACACACCCGACTCTGACTTTTGGATTGACCTAGAGTCGTTCTTTGTAACGTATAGCAACATGCCAACGAGGGTGGAAGCTTTTTTGCGAAGCCTGTATGACCAGGAGGAGGTCAGAACTGATGAAATGCTATCTTTGTGGCAGGAACTCAGCACGCGTATTGGTTGAGTCATCTAGTGGGGAGACATACACCGTTTGCGGTGTGTGTGACGAGCGCGGTGTGTACTGCGACTCGTGCGACAAGCCACTCAAGGGCGGTGACGACCAGCACGAGATTCTCGGTGCCTGGGACTCTCCGACAGGGCGCTTCAACTGTGAGACGTGCGCTGAGGGGGCTTACGAGCGGTATCAAGAGATGGTTATGTCATGAAAGAGTGGGATAACCAAGTTTTTCGGTGCGATACTTGCGACAACTTGTTGCTGTGGAAGCAGTACGACAAGGATGCCAGAATGTGTAAAGATTGTGCTGCAATAACAGAGGAGAAAGAGAATAATGAGTAGACATACCGTCAATAAGGCTGTCATGCGAAATGTTCCGCTGGCTGAACTGGAGAAACTGTTTCGTATCTTCGAGGAACTAGCGTGCCGGGTTGACTGGTCGCTGGAGAACGGTGAGCTGATTGTTTCGATCGGAGATACCTTCGAGCTGGAGCTGACGGCTGACCCGCAAGAACTCATCGACCATGAGGCTGATAAGTACTGGGCTGACGATGCTATGCGTATAGCAGATGGGTTGTGGAACGAATGAGCATAAAGTTAGATGCGGTTAGCAAAGCCAAGCAGGCTTACATGAGTGCGAAAAGCACCCTGGAGCACAGGCTTCGAGAACAACTGAATAAAGAAATGTCAAACCTGCAAACCCAGATAGATATTGCGGTGCGTTACGCATACGATTCTGGGGAGACAAAGGCCAACATTTTGAGGGCCTTGGGAACCAAAGACTTCAACACGGTTGTCCGTTGCCTGGAGCGCACAAGCGCAGTAGCGGAAATAGTTGGAGAAAGTCCACTAGATAGCATTTACTCGTGGCTCGACAAAGACACGGTACGCGCTGTTTACAAAGACCACGGACCGAACAACTACTCTGGCGAAGCCAGTTTTGTTGTCAAGAAACTCGACAATGGTTCTTACCTGTTTCTGTCGCTGGATTCCTTGTGGAGTGAGGACTACAAGACACGGAACGATATTGTTGCCGCCTTGGACGGCAAGACTGATGGACACTATTACGAGGAGTTGGTCTCTTGGGTGACTCGCAGGGGTTTGTAAAAATACTTCTGTTCTCTTTGACGGTCTACTTTTTTGCCAAACAGTTCATTCTCTATAAAAGGTTCAAGGCGCGTGGTGTGTACGACAAGCCATCAATGACTTTAGCCAAAGAGGTCTACTACTTGCGTAAGGGTTTTAGGGAAGCGAAAAAGGAGTTCATGAATGACTGAACAGGGGGCTGAAATGGTCGACACGAGAAAGAGTAGCCTTCCGAGGCTTACTCCAACTCCAGAGCAAGAAGAGGCGATTGTAAAGATGGTCTCAGAAAGTTCTGGTGGTGCGCTGAACGCATCGACAATGGGCTCCGGCAAGACCGTCAAGGCGGTTGAGGTTGTTCGCAGGCGTGGGGACAAGATGGTTTTGCTAATCGCCCCACTCGGCACGAGGCTCGGTTGGAAGGCAACTTTCGATCGCCAGGGTGTCGAACTGCCGTTCAAGTGGCTCAACTCCACCAAGCAAGGTAAGGATAACCTTACCGATTGGATGCGTGCGGAGAATGGTATCTACTTTGTGGGCACCGAATATTTTGTGCGTTTGGGTTGGAATAAAAGGGTTCGTACAAAAATCTGGACACAAGAGCCAGAAATTATCCTTTTTGATGAGGCGCACCGTTCTCAGAACCGGCACAGTAAAACTTACAAAACTCTCAAGCAGTTGAAAGCACCGTTCAAGATATCCATGTCCGGCACGCCAACTGGCAATAGTTTCGAGGGCGCGTTTGCTGTCACCAAGTGGCTATGGCCCGATTCCATTGAGAGTTCTTTCTATAACTGGAGGAACAACTGGTGCCAGTTCGAGAAGGACTACTTTGATCCTTCTGGCTATAAGGTCGTGGGGGAAAGGACACCCGGAGCGTTTTTCAACTCACTGCCCTGCTACATTCGTTTGGAATCAGAACTCGATGTAACTTTGATTGAGGAGCAGGTGTTTGTCGAGCTGTCTGCCACTCAAAGAAGCGCTTACGAAAAGCTTGAAAAGGACCTGATTCTCTGGGTTGAGAATAATCCGTTGATTGTGGAGTTCCCGATTACTTTGCGCACCAGGCTTCGTCAGGCAACCTTGGGGATGTTTTCTGTTACAGACGAGGGTGAGGTGATATTCAAGGATGATTGCAAGTCCAGTAAGCTGGATGCGCTAGAGGATATCTTGAAAAATCGCATTGAGGGAGAGCCGGCGCTGATACTGACCGACTCTCGTAAGTTTGCGAATGTAATTTGTTCCAGGATTCCTGGTTGCCTACCCTGGCATGGCGAGGTTTCGCAGAGCCAACGCGAAGAGCATAAGAAGGCTTTTGTAAATGGCGATGCTAAATATCTTGTAGCGGTCGTTGCTGCAATTGCCGAGGGCGTAGACGGTTTACAACACGCCACCCGCAATATCGTGTGGGTATCACGTTCAGACAATAGAATACTAAATGAGCAGGCGATGAAACGTATTCATCGTCAAGGTCAGCAACACCAGGTTCGATCTTTTGATATTGTCGCTTTGGATACATATGACTCCGGCGTAATAAGCGAACAGCTGGCTAAGGCTCTGGAAATGAATAGGACTCTGAAGAAAAATGTCGTGGGAGGAAAAAAATGATAAAGCTCTACAGAAAGACATAGATCGTGGGTCCAGCAACTTCCCCAGCCTGAACTATCTCAAGCTGACCAAGCGTCAGCAGATAGCGATGGCACCACTAGAAGTAGCTTTGGACGCCAGGGTTCCGAACTGTCAGAACAAGGCAAGCGAGTTTGTCGATTACGCTGACGAGGACACACCCTCGGCCGAAGATGCCTACATCATGTGTGGAGGTTGCCCAATGCTGATAGAGTGTGCTCGGTTTGCCAATGCCTATAAACCGCCAGTCGGAATATGGGGAGGGCAAGTATGGATAGATGGAAAGGTGGTAGATAATGGTCGCAACAACAACAGCTAAGGAGGCTAAGGTGACTGTTCCAAAAATATATTACGCAATCGCTAATATTCAAGCGGGCGTAGGAAACATTCCGAAGAATGGAGTGGGTCCAACTTCGCAGGGTTCTTACAAGTATGTAAAGAACGATGACATTCTGGATTCGATCAGCAAGCTCATGATTGAAAACAAGGTCATCACTCGGCCCAACATCAAGAGGCACGAACTTGTGACTCGGGAGATTGGTGCCAATCGCTTCGTAGCGATGACGGTAGTGGAGCTTGAGGTTACTTACATCAGCCTTGAAGATGCTTCTGAGTTCGTCACCACGGTTATTGCCGAGGGTGCCGACAACGGCGATAAGGGTGGTCGCAAGGCAGTAACGCAGGCGCAGAAGATTGCCAACCTGCTGACCTTCAATATCGCTACTGGTGAGCCAGACCCCGACGGCATGGAGGTGTCAGCCGTTTCTTCGGCTACAACTCCGGTCCAGAAGAGAATCGCAACGGCTACGGCTGGTGGCTCGACCGCTTTGTATAACGAAATCAAAGCGTTCCTCGGTGCCAACAGTCTCGCTGGTGCAGTTGCCAACGGACTCGGCAATCGGATTTCGGGTGGCGATGCCAACTGGATGAAGGACGAGAAGATACTTGCTGAGGTGTTGAATGCACTCAAAAATAACGAAGTCGAATAAGTACCAACTCGACTGGTCTAAGTTGCCCGAGGTTTACCAAGACAATATGGGTTACTGGTGGGCCGGCGAATGGTCTTTTGAGCTAGAAGCTGAAGATGACCTTGAGTTATGTGAGCAGGCAATCTACTCACACTTGGCATGGTATTTGTTCGTGAAGGAGAATAAGAATGACACAGCCAAAGCTTAGGGTACGCTCCTCGGGGCATGGTGGCTCCGGGTACAAACACCCCACAACGGGGAGGGTTGTACCCGGTGTAACCACTGTGCTAAAGAAGCTTGATAAGCCTGGTGTTTTGCAATGGGCTGTAGACAACACTTCCGCGTATGCGGTGGCGAATGTCGATGCCCTGCTGAATCGGACAGAGGAGCAGGGCTGGGGGTTTTTGCGATGGTACTGGAAGCGTGACCCTATTGCGGGTGACGACCAGGATATTCGGAACTACTCAGCAGGCGTTTTGAGCAATGCGGCCGAACTGGGTACGCTCATGCACGACTGGGTTGCGGCCGAGCATGATAACCTGCCCTATCCCGATGTGAGCCTAGCCCCAGCGCATTTCTGGGAGATGGTTGCACAATGGGATGCGTGGAAGATGGGGCACGAGGTCAAGCCAATCTTAACTGAAACAACTTTCTGGTCACACACTTACGGTTACGCTGGAACGGCTGACGGTTTGTGGGAGGTCGATGGTGTTAGTATGCTGATCGATGTAAAAACTTCCAGGAACGTTTGGGATGAGCACTTCATGCAGTTATCTGCGTTAGGTGCGTGCGACACAATGCTTATCGAATCTAATAAGGGTTGGGTTGAGAGCGAAATTCCAGGTTTCAGCAAGTATGCTTTACTTCACATCAGACCATCTGATACCACCAAGAACGGGGAGCCAATGGATGCGTTCTGCCGTTTAGAGTTAGTGGACATGGAAGAAATTCCATTACACTTCGAAGCCTTCTTGGGACTGCTTGCAGTCTCAGAAGCGCAAAACAAGGTGCGAGAGCACAGAAAAGGAGGAAGGTCATGAGTCAAATCAAGGCTACCTTTACCGGGAATGTTGTCGCCGACCCGGAGCGACGAGAAGCAGGTGGGGCACCCCTTTTGGAGTTCCCTTTGTATGTAAACCACACCAAGAAAAACAAAGACTCGGGAGAGTATGTGAAGACTGGTGACGTGTCCAAGATTCGTGTCACTCTGTGGCGCGACCTGGCTGGCACGGATGTTCAGAAGGGTGACCTCGTTGAGGTTACCGCCACTCTGGTCGAGAAGGAGTTCGACAAGAAGGACGGAACGCCCGGACGATCGATTCAGACTGACTATGTTGAGTCTGTGGTCATCAAGCACCGTAAGGAAGCTCAAATTTTCTAGGTGAAACCAGGGGCGCGACTGGCTAACGCGCAATGACCACTAGCTCAATGGCAGAGCAGGGAGCTGTTAACTCCAAGGTTCCAGGTTCGAATCCTGGGTGGTCAGCGGAAAGGGGAAGCGTGACATATAAATCAGAACAGCTTTACAGGGAGCTAACAGAAAGAATCAGGGATAACAAGGGCGCTCCTTGTGAGATAGCTCCAGACATGTTTTTCCTTGACAAGGACGACAAGATGGGTCGAGAGAAAATGCGGGTCGCAAAAGAAGTTTGCGGTTCGTGCCCAATGAGGCTACTCTGTTTGGAGTATGCTTTGGAAGCAAACGAGCAAGATGGCATCTGGGGTGGTCTCACCCGAAACGAACGCAACGCTCTCAATAGGAAAAGGATTCTGACAAGTGCAAGACTTTATTGAAAAGGTGCTGGGGTCAGCCTCCGGCAACGCTTTCATTAGTCGCGCCAGCGGTAAGACGAACAGCGGTAAACTGAATATCAATGTTCATAAAACGTTTTTATATCCACAACAAATTGAGGAGATGGTCAAGTATGCAGAACAGTATGCCTCGGAGGATGTCTACCTTTCGCCGCTTCTTTATGGTGATCGGCGTAACGATAAAGGTAACATTGCTCGCACTCCTGAGAATGCGCTAACGTCTCAGACCATTTATATGGACTCGGACTTGTGTGTTCCGGAGAAGTTCCGGCTCATGCCGAGTATCCATGTTGCCACGTCGAAGGGGCGCGGTCACGACTACTGGGTTCTTGAAGAGCCCGTCGACGCTAAACGTGCCGCCGAAATTGCCCACAAGATTACAACAGCGCACAGAGAAGATGGGTGCGATCCATCTGGCTGGTCAGCTAATAAGGTGCTTCGGCTACCCAATACGGTTAACACCGGGCACGGATTTCCCGAGTCGGTGCTTGCCGAGATGTCCGATGTTACCTATGCCATAACCGACATAGAGAACGCTTACGAGGATATAGACGTGTACGAGCGCCCTGTAATGGGACGCGTTACAGACTCTGTTGAGGTTGTGGAGCCAAACGACCTGCCCGATTATACGGACTCTTTGAACAAACTTCCAGCAAACGTTTTAGAGTTGGCGCTTCAAGAGCCGAAGGTTGGCTCCGGGGGCAACCGCTCCGAGATGCGCTACCGCCTGCTGTGCGAGCTGTTCCGATTAGGTGACCTTATCACCCACGACGAAGCGCTTGCTGTCGCCTGGAACGCTCCAGCGTCTCGCAAGTGGTCGGTTGAGGACCCTCGTGGCTTCAACGGCTTGCTAGCGGAAGCCAACAAAGCGTGGCTTGATATCCAATGGGAGTCGGGCATGGGCTTGGAGCCACCGGAGGAGAAGAGTACTGCCAAGTCGGTAGTGTCTTTGCTGTCCGATGACGAGCGCTCTGTCTCCAATGGTTACTCGTGTTGGGTTGATAGGTATGTTGGTTGGGCTGGTACCAAGCTGGCAAAGCAGAATGCGCCGTATGACAAGATGAACGGCTGGCTAATTCTTTCGGCGGTGTTTTCTGACGTAGCGTTCATTCCGCGTAAGAACGGTCCCGAGGGATTGAACTTGTACACAATGACCCTTGGTGAAACCACGACTGGTAAATCGCAGGCTCTGAAAATTATGCGCACGGTTCTAGACGAGGCTTTTATCGAGGACAAGGGCTACAACCTTGGTGGTAACGCCAGCCCCAACGCTCTGGGCGAAAAGCTCCAGGAGCGCGATGGCAAGGTGTCGTTGTTCGGCAAGGACGAGGCGCATGGTTTGTTCAAGCAGTGGGCTACACAGGACTGGACAACGGGAATGATGGAAGATTTGGCTTTGCTGTACGATGGCATCGTGCCACCGATGTTGCGCGTGGGCAAGAAGGATATTGAGCGCGTTGCCAAGACACACTTCTTGATGCACTTGATGGGCACGCCAGAGGAGATTACTAAGTCGCTGAATCGCGAGATGTTCAAGTCCGGGTTCCTTGCTCGATTTATTTGGGGCATTGGTGAACCTCGCACGCTGACCAAGGAAGCGGTACGCGAAGAGGATTCGGATGGTACGGAAATCAGGTTGGGCTTTGAGCCGATGGCACGCCAATGGGCCGCCGAGTTCAGTGATGCCAAACGGAGACTTCGTGGAATGACCCCGAACGGCTACATTCCAATTCGTATCACCAAAATTGGTGCCGATCGAATGACTAAGGTAAAATGGGACTTAGCTAATTTAGTCAAGAAGAGTGACCCAAATTGGGATATTCTCAACCCGTCCCTAGTTCGTATGGGTATTACTATTCGCAAGTGCGCCTCCCTGCTGGCGTTGTCTGACGGTCTTAGCGAGGCGGATGTAAAGCACGTTGTCAAAGCAATCGCGCACGCTGAAGAGTGGGTCAAAAATTTGTTTATCGTGGCGGAACAGATTAGTGCCAGCGACTTTGAGCGCAACTGCGACCTTGTGGAGCAATTTGTCAAAGAGCGTGACGGTAGGGTAAAATTAGAGTTTGTAAATCGCAGGTTCAAAGCCTGGAGAGTTCGGGACATTCAAGAGTCCATTGGTGCTCTTGTTTCGCAAGGGCGGATTCGTGAGGTCTCGGGAAAGGAAGGAAAGTGGCTAGAACTAAACCGTTGAGAAAGGATTGGTACTTCGGTAACTTTCATCTCATACGTTATCCAATGTTGGATTCGGATACGATGCACGGCGTCTGTCTGGTTCTGTCAAAAAAACAATCATCAATACTCGAAGTTTATTTGGGTAGAAGAATTTATGTACTAACAAGGAGGAAATATTAATATAAGAGGAATGAAGAAAGCGTTACGGCTTCTCGAAGATAAAACGTTCTGCGTCATCACTGGCGCTGGACTAAGTACCGACTCGGGTATTCCCGATTATCGTGGTGAGGGTTCAGCACCCCAAAAACCGCTGGACTTCGAGCCATTTATTGAGAGTGCCGAGTATCGTAAAGAGTTTTGGATTGACGGGTACAAGGACTGGTGCGACTTTTCACCAGCCCAGCCCAATGATGCACATTTGGCGATCGCTTTGCTTGATCAGATCGGGTTTGTGAACGGTGTTATTACGCAAAACGTAGACGGCCTTCACTATAAAGCCGGTTCCGAAGTTGTTGCCGAGTTGCACGGAAATATGTACACAACATCGTGCCTGCGCTGTGGCTTCACGGTTTCAACAGAAGAGTTTGTTGACTTACTTGAGTTGGGTAACCCCAGCTTGCTCACAAATAATGTGGATACCGAGAACTTTTGGGTGCCTAACTGTTCTGCGTGCGCTGGTCCGATGAAGCCAGACGTGACCTTCTTTGGAGAATTGTTGCCATTGGGTGCGTTTGAGCTTGCTGGAGAAATAGCAAAAGATGCCGATGTGATTGTTGTTGCTGGCACCTCGCTAAATGTTTTCACTCCGATGACATTTATTCAAACCGCAAAGTCAATGGGCAAGCCTATTATTGTTATCAATCGTGGCAAGACAATGGTGGATAAGATGGCAAACTTAAAGATTCACGCAAGTGTGTCTGATGTGTTCCCCGAGTTGTGTAACCAATTACCCATGCCGGTGTATATATAATGGATACATGGCTGATTACAAGGTACCTGCTGGCGCGATTGCAGCAGCTAAAAGGGCAATTAAATGGATTGGTGACGGGAAAGCTGGTAAAGGCTTTACGTCTGTGGGGCGCGGTAGGGCGCAACAACTTGCGTCTGGCGGTACGGTTGGTCGGGAGACGGTTGTTAAGATGCGTGCGTTCTTTGCGCGGCACTCGAAGGCAAGCAAGGGTGCCGAGGGCTTTCGGGCTAACCAGGATGGATACCCAAGTCCCGGTCGGGTCGCCTGGGACGCCTGGGGCGGAGACGCCGGGGAATCGTGGGTAAACGGATTGAGCCTAGACAATGACTAGAGAAGAATGGCTAGACAAAGGATTCTACAAAGAAGGGGACACAATGAGTGAGCAAAGTGTATATGGCGGTGGTGTGATGGAGCCTGCAATTGTAATCGGTGGGGCGCGTGTGTTTCATGGTGATTGCCGTGAAATTTTGCGGGGGGATATAAAGCCCTGCACGAGGCTAAAGTAGCATGGCGCTTGAAGGCTACGAGGTACACGCGATCAGCGCTAAAGAAGCGACTTATGTTGTGGTGAAGAATCATTATTTGCACAGGCGTGGCCCGGCATCGTATTGTTACGGGTTGTTTGATGCGCAAGGGTCACTGGTGGGTGTAATTACTTATGGGACACCGGCTAGTCCTTCACTGTGCAAAGGTGTTGCTGGCCCTGATGAGAAGGATTATGTGTTGGAGCTGACCCGGTTGTGGATTGCAGACATTACGCCTAAGAACGCGGAGTCTTTTCTTATCGGTAACAGCTTGAAACTGCTCCCGCCAGAAAAGAACATTATTGTCTCGTTTGCGGAGATACGGGCTGGGCATGTGGGCACTGTCTATCAAGCGACGAACTGGCTATACACCGGGCTGTCTGATCGCCATGTTGAGTGGCAGGTCGATGGGGTGGAGAGCAGTAAACACGGTAGGCATTTGTTTGATGAGTTTGGTGGGATTGAAGGGGCAAAGATTGCGCTGGGGGAGCGTCTGGTGCGTACTGAGCGCCCCAGGAAACATCGTTACATTATTTTGAGAGGGGACAAGAGGCGTAGGCGTGAGTTGCTTGGCAAGTTGAGGTACCAGGTTCAGGCTTACCCGCAAGCAACTGATGAAATTCCGAAAGATTCTACTAAGGGGAAGTCATGATTGATTATGCGTTGGAGTATGGGATTGATGTTGAGCGTTTGCGGTTGGAGCATCCTGTCCATCCTCGGCAGATAAGGTTACGCCGTAAGGATGAGTTGAAGGCTTGCGGTAATGGGGTTGTCCCTCAGCAGGTTGCGTTGGGCTAACGAGCAGGAGGGGGAAACGGATGAGCGGTTATTCTGACAATTTGTGGGTGTTGAAATGGGTATAGAACGGTGGTGTGATGTTGCCGGTGGTTGTGGTGGGTGGGGCGCGTGTGCAAGAACCGATGACGGGGGGACACAATGAGTGAGCAAACTATCCAATTACCACTACCAATCTATCCAGCCAAGCCAACGGGTGCGCAGCTGGAGATGTTCAAGCAGGCCAAGGCTATGATCAAGACAGACATCCTTGTCCAGCTGGTGCGAGCAGTAAACGGCTCTCCCGGTAGAGTAATCGCCCTACGGGAGCACCCAGAGTTTCTTTGCGATTACGCTTTTGTAAAAGAGCCCTCGGAAAGTTCCATTCAGGCCGCAATGCGGTGGGCGCTTGGTGACCACGAGGATGCTCGCGCTGTTACAATAGTTTCAACACTAGAAAAAATATTTAAGGGTAAGGTGAGGGAAGTTGCCGTTTCAAAGAATTAGTAGTTCAACTCCAGTAAAGCATCCAGTTCTGGGACCATTTGATAGTGAACTGGACATTTTGCGTCGCAAAAGGTTTGAGGAACAGGAGCGCAAACGCGCACCAAGAATCCAGGTAGACCAGGTAATTACGCTCAACTCTTGGTTGATCGGTGTTCTTATTGCGTTTGTGGCTTCAGCTGTGGTGTCGTTCAATGGCATCACATCAGTGGCTGCGTTTGTGGGACTGTCTAATGCGTGGATGGCGTACCTGTTTTTCTTCTTTATAGAGCTCATCTACTTGTTGTTCCTGGTCGCTTACTTGCTTCTGGAGTCGCGTGAAAACGAAAGCTCCGGTGGCGCTTTGGCGGGAATGATATTCTTCGCAACAATTGCCGTGCTAGCTAACGGTTTCCACACTTTCGACTACTGGGAGTGGGACTTCGCGGAGCCACGCGCATGGGCTGGTGTTGTGCTTTCAGTTTCCGCACCAATTGCAATCATATCGGCCAGCAAGCTCGCAAGCCGCGTAATTTTTGCTCGGCCGCTAGTTGATTAACGAGACTGTAGAAGTTTTTGAGCCTTGGCACGAAGTATCGCTTAGCGAGCTGTCGGGTAGAACTCAGATGGGTCAGGCCGCAAAGCTCGGCTTGACTCACGGTTGGGTTGTCAAGGTTGCTAAGACAAAATCCCGCACGGTAAAAGCGCACTCCGGCAAGGAGACCATCGAGGACAACTTCTGGGTCGGTGGGGCTAAGCCGAACTTCGAAAAGCCTGACCGCGTGTTCCTGGTGAACAAAATGTATATGAAGAAAAACATGGAGCACTGCGACTTTCTTGAATTGAAAAAGTTCATTCTAGAAAATTAGATGTAGTATGTTTCCATGAACATAAACTACGTCATGGCAATTGATCCGGGCAAAGCTACCGGCGTTTGCATCGGTCGATATTCGATCCAGGACCCACTTCAGGTTATCTTTACCGAGATCGTTAGCGGTGGCACCTACGGGTTTGCCGAGTGGTTGTTCAAAACCCAAGACGGCAAGACCATCATTGAGAATGATTGCTCTTACAACCTCCCCGAAGAGTACGAAGAGATCGACTACCACCTTGACGTGGTGTGTGAAAACTTCAAACTTCGAGGTGGCAACTTCATTCCAGACCTAGAGCCATTGCGGATCGAGGGAGTCGTGATGGATCACTTTGGCAACATTGTGAACTGGCACTCTCCGGCCGACAAGTCTATGGTCGGTGACGACTTCCTCAAGAAGCACGGTCTATGGCTGACCGGCAAGGACGTTGACCACGAGGACGCTCGCGACGCGAACGACGCAACTATTCACCTATTTGCGCACGCAATGCGGATACGGCATATCCCCACACTTGAGGCATACTGGCGGTAGTCAAGCGCATACAAATTGCAGCGCACTTCGGCTCTGTGACGCCGATCGCGGAGCTTTTCGACAGCACTTAGGTATGAATTGTATACAGATAATTTTATGTGCATACGAACAGAATGTGGCTCTAAGAGCATCCATATATATATAAAAACGTGTGTTTATGTTTGTATGGACAGAATGGCGTGTCGCAACATCAAAACTCTGACCGCGGATAATATGGTGGCATTGAGTGATATGGAGATGCAATGAACCAAAGAGTTGAAGAAGCGTGGACTGAATACCAGTTTGGCAAGATGGTTGACCCTGTGCACAGATATGAGCACGACGACAAGGCAATTTTCAACGCCGGTTGGGAAGCGGCCCAAAAGAAGCCGAACCCTGCACATAGGGAATCGGTCTGGGTCTCAGTCCCCGTCGCAATCGAGGACGACCCAGAGCAGTAGGCTATACAACAAAAAGCCCCGGTTGCCCGGGGCTTTTTGCTTTAGGGGGAATCACCAGCCTTTCGGTCTATACGGACTTAGGCTCTCTGTCGTACTGAAGTACGGACGTAAGTAGTGACATAAGTGTTGCTAGTGCTGCGACACCCAGGGTTTGAGCAAAGTCAATATCAATAATTGACAACGCTGCGCTCGCCGTAATTACACCGAGCATTGTCTGTGCGAAAGTTTTCAACGCACGTTCTGTTGCATAAGCGTGAAACTGCTTAATCTTTTCCATCGGGATTTTCCTTCCATAGTTTTGTATCTTCGTATGCTGCGAAACCAGTATACGCGGTCAGCACGATGCTGATCAAAGACACTCCACCAATAACCATCTGCGATCCGACCTGGGTATCCGTCAGATAAGTGATCGCACCAAAGACAATCATGCCCGCACCGAGAGTGTACGATGCGTAGATGAGCCTGCGACGATGCTTCCAGCTGGGCATTAGTATCCCGGCTTCTTCTTGGGTTTCTTTTTACCTGGCATTTTCACAACGCTGACATCTTGGGTCGCAATCGCAACAACCGTTCATTGACATGATTCGCAATTTAGTGCCTCCATAGGGTCGAGTGGGACCGAATATCCGTCTACAAAGTCATTTTCATTCATTATTCCATTTTACCATTTCGAGTGCTACTTTAATGTTTCGTGATAGGCTCATGAATTATGAAAATACTAGCCTGGGATATCGAGCTCACACCGATGACGGTTTACTCCTGGTCGCTCTGGCCAAACTTCATTCCGATTCAGCAGATACAAAAAACCCAAGAGGTCATGTGCTTTGGCGCACGGTGGTACGGCGAGAAGAACGTGGAGTTCAAGTCCACACACCACCACAGCAAGAAGGAAATGCTCGAAAGCATTCACGCTCTACTCGACGAGGCCGATGCGGTCATGTCCTGGAACGGCCAGTCGTTTGATACCAAGCACATCAACCGTGAGTTTCTGGAGGCGGGTATGCAACCGCCCTCTCCGTACAAAGAGATAGACCTAATGCGCGTCACCAAGAGCCGGTTCAAAATGGCGTCAAACAAGCTCGATCACGTTTCTCAAATCCTCGGCGTGGGCAAG